CAAGGTGCGCTCATTGATGTTCAGAGCCAAGGCGGCTTTGCGCCAACTGCCTTCTTTCTCCACCGCTTCCAGAAACTCCAACTGTCGAGGCGTGGCGTACTCTTTCAGGCGGGGATCGTTCATGACTGGCACCGCCTTGCATACTCCCCGCACCAGTCATCCGTGACGATGACGGCAAAGGTTGAGGAAGGGCCATCTTCGCCCATAGTGAACGCGGGAGGATAGCGATGGCACACCCCGCCCTCCCCATCGAATATCTCGGCAAACGCGCAGGTGCCGCACTTTGGCATGCAGTCTTCGGGGACCGGCTTCTTGGCTTTGACCACTTCACTCTCCTGTGATGGACCGGACGATTGCTTGCAGCGCCTCTAGACGTGCTTGGTCTTCTCGGCAGGCACCGTAGTTGATGGCTGCGTTTCGTCCAACCGTTGCAGGGGCAACGGGGGCCGCATCAGGTACTCTGGAATCGTCGGGCGCTTCGCCGGCAACGGCTGCGTCGTACAGCACGCGGAAAGACCCAGGCAGCATAGGAAGGGAAGCAGGCGCATATTTATCCACCTCTTGAATGACGGTTTTTGTGACGACTTCGCGCTTGGCCTTGGCTTGGGCCAGCGATAGCGTCAGCGCGTTGATCTTGTTTTGCTGCGCGGCGCGTTGGGCTTCAGCGGCTTGCTCTGCCCTTGCGGTGGCTTCGGACCACTGCGCTTTGACGCGTTCGCTGCCCTTGAACCATCCGCCAGCAAACAGAGCAAAAGCGGCAGCAAGGACAGCACCCCAACGCAGAAGGAACCCCCAGACGGCGGGCGGAATCATTTGTCCGCCAGCGGTTTCGATGTCCACTCGCGCAGGGCAATCACCGCTGCGCCAACCACCGGGGCAACGGCCCACTGCCACTGGGCAGGAATGTTTGCGCGGATGAAGTCAGTTACCCGACCAGTAGCCGCCTCAAGAAAGCCGGAACCGATCAGCAGGCCGGCAAACCAGTACGTTTTGCTCCTGAGTCGTTGCAGGATGGCGTTCATTCAGGCTCCTTTCATGCACAGATCGCGCTCGGCTTCCCGACGCTTGGTTAAACCCGGCAGCGGAATGCCCCGGGCACGATTCCAGCGAAGCATTTGATCGCAGGCTTGCGGGTCGCCGGCATTGAGCTTGCGAACCAGGGTAGAGCTACAGAAATTCCCCGCCCCTACGTTGTAAGTGAAGGAAATCAGCGCTGCGCGGCGACCATCGGAGAGCGGCGCATGCACACACCGCCTTACCGCGTTGTCAGCGTCTTCCAGCGAGTCGAGCAGCATTCCATTGCACTCGTCCAGCGTGTAGGTCTGCCCCATGCGCACTCCCTTTGTCTCGCCAAAGCAGGCCGTGGGAATGCCGACCGGGTCTCTGTAGGCAACCTGCCGCAGCCCTTCGAAACCGCCCACGAGTGAGCAGCAGAGCGTGGCGAGTGCGACGTTCTTCTTTAACGTGGAGCCGCTCATTTCTTGCTCCTCGCCTCAATTGCCGCCAAGCGGCTTTCATGGGTGCGGATGGTCTGATCGTGTTCGGCCAATTGCGCCAAGCCGCGAATCTGCCGTTCGTTGATGCGCTCCACCTGGGCCTGCGTTGCATCGGCCTTCAGCTTGGTATCGCGCAGCAGTTCGACCATCGTTTCCATCTTGGCGAGCATGTTTCCGCCGTAGTACCCACCCCAGAAGATCGCTCCGACAAGCGCGGTCGCGACGCCCCATACGGGAATCTGGATCGGCACATTGAAGGCCGATTTGAACTTGTCGGACATGGCTGGTCTTTAGGCAGGTAGGGAAAGAATCGGCATCATCGCCACCGCTTCCTCGGGTGACGGCATGGGGGCATTGCCCGCCTGGACTTCGGCCAGCACGGCATAGGCTTGCGACCAGACGGCAGAGCGCCACTGCAGGAACGCCGCGCCTTCAGCCTGGAACGGGGCGCCGACTTCCTGCGCCGCATAGGAGCAGGCAGAGACGATGTTGTCGTAGCCCTTCTCCTGCGCCCTGCGGTCCAGTTCATTCTGGATGGCGGCAGTGTTAGCAAGCTGCTGCGCTTGGGCTTGTCGGGCCGCGTCGACCACCACCGCCCCACCGTCGATCCTCCAGGCTTCGGACGGTCCAGACGGCAAGGCATTGGAATCGATCAGGATGGCGTCGGACGGAGCGGCCTGCAAAAGCGTGTCCATATCAGGTCCGGAAATCAGCGACACGCCGCCGCTTTCGTTGGTGAAGGCAATCAGTTGGGACACGGTTGCTCCTTAGCGGAAGACGGCGAAATACACATAGGTCGGGTCAAACCCGGTACCGTTGTTCTGGATCGTGGAAAAGCGGAACGCCGAAGCGTTCGGGGTGGAACTGCCGCCTGCCGCGGTGGCATTCATGTTGATCGACACGGTTGTGCTGGTGCCGGTGTTGGGCATCGCGTTCGCCATGGCTGCGTAATTGGCGTCTGCCATCGCAGTGGAGAACGTAACCGTGTAGTCGCCCGCTGCATTGCGCGTGACGCTGGCCACATTCCCGCTGGCCTGAAGCGTCACCACGCCACCGGAGACAGTGAACATGCCCCAGGCGCGGGCAGCGTAAGATGGGGCGGAACCGGATGCTGTGGAAAGCTGGTCCGGATTGGCGACCGCCTTTCCGTTCGCCTTCTGGTAGGACAGGCAACGCCAGTTGCCGGAGCCGAGCGAAACGAACTCCATTGCATCGCCAGTGGCGGCCGTAATGTCTGCGCCGCCAGGTAGGATCAGCGAGGTTGCGTTGTGCGTAAGCTTGAATGCCCCCGCAGCAGTAACGGTGCGTCGAATACCGGCAGCCGCTGTGCCCAGGCTCGTGATTGTGGTCGTGCCGGTAATGGTGACGTTGTTGGAGCCTTGAGCCCCCAAGTCGACCGTGGTGGCAGATGCTACCGACGCCGCTGCGGCGAAGTTCACCGGGCCGGTAAGTCCTGTCAGGCTGGTGATGTCGGAGTTCGCCCCTGCCTTCGCACGGTCAGCCACCACGCCGACAAGCTGGAATCGCGTGCCGTCATACACCACTTCGCACAATGCTCCAGAGGGAATATCCCCCGCCGCCAGCGCAGTGGAGCCGTTCTTGGACACAGCCTTGGCGCCCACGCTGTCAATATTCAGCGTGACGTTGGTGGTGTTTGCACCCGATGACAGGAAGCGGAAAACCTGGCCGGCAGCGTAAGCGGTCAGCGAAGGCGAGGCAGAGGCGGTAATGACGTCGGCGGTACCGCCGCCCGTCCCGAGCCAGCAGTAGGCGTTGCCCTGCACCTGGCCCAAGTTGGTGGAGTCGGTTGCCGCAGAGCCCGCCCCGGCGCCCGTATGCTTGAAGCCTCCCATCTTGAGGTTGGCGGTTGGCGTACTCTGGCCATCCTTGGTCATGGCATTGGTCAGGGCTGACGCAATGTCCGACATGGTGTTGTTGTGGGTCGTGCTGGAGATGGTCGAGCCGGTCACGACCGGATTACCGGCCGGCAGGCTGTACGAACCGGAACCGTTATAGGGCATTGATGTAGCTCCTGAAAAGACAAACCCCGCTTGCATCGCTGCTAAGCGGGGTTACACTTGCGACTAATGAATACCGTCTTTTGGGTGATGCTTTTAAAACCGTTCGCCGCGCTTGCGGTGATGGTCTTGATCGTCCTGCCAATCGAGATGCTGTTCGTCCGCTACTTCCCGGACGGGAAGCTGAAGCGTTTGTTACTCCGCCCCATTGGAAAGCGGTAGCGCCGCACCGCCACCCACCAGCCCCTGCCTGAGCATGTTCCCGATGGCCGCATTGCGTGCAGTCGGAGCGATCAGCCCTTGCGACAGGTACTGCTGCCCCCCCGGGGAGCGCATCAACGCCTGGATCAATGCCGGGGTGATGGAGGACGCCCCCGCCGCGGTCAGTGCTGTCACCGGGTTTGCCATCATCAAGCCACCCAATCCTGCGCCGCCCGTCATCAGCGCTTGATAGAGGCTGCGCTGGGCCGTACCAGAATCCGGGATTTGGTCCTTGATGAACGCCTGACCGATGCGGGCGAGGTCCGGCAAGCCTTGATCGCCTGTTCCGTACACCATGCCCTTCTTGTTTTGCTGCATCAGCACATTGGCGAGCTTGGCCGGGCTGATGTTGCCCGCCACCGCATCCGCGCTGGTTGGCGCGGCAGCTTTCTCGACCGCCTTCAACGCTGCATATTGCGAGCGCGCCGCGTTCCATGCCGCCTTGTCGCCTGCAGAAATGGATTGTGTTGCGGCGTCATCCAATGCGCCCTGAATGGTCTTAAGCGCCTGCCCAAGTTCGCTATTACCGCTGCTGAAAGCATCCTTGGCCTGTTTGCTCAAGGTGGAGCGAACGTTCTGGTAAGTGTGCCCGTCAATTGTGCCCCTCTGGGCGAGATCAAGGGCCTTGTCCACCGACGAACGTACAGCCGGGTTGGTGAAGGCATTTGCGCCGGCGTCAATCTGCGCAATGGAGTTCAGGAAGTCGTTGCCAAGGGCGACGTTGTTGCGTGCCGAAAGCTGCTCGAACTGGTTGCCAATTCTGGTACGCGCTGCATTGAGCACGTCTGGCGTGGCGGTGTCCGCGCTTTCTCCGACTCGTGAAAGCACGGCCCGATTGAATGCGGAGCGCTGCACCACCTTGTCAGCGGCCTGTTTGTCCGCGGTGAATGGGAGATTGTCGAGGACGCTATTGATGATCTTGAGCGGCTTGCTCCCGGTTTGCTGAGCAACATTAAGCGGTATGCCCTCTGCTTGAGCCGTCTGCGCCAGGCCGGACAATTCAGGAGAGAGCTTGGAGCGTACGGGGCGCATGACTCTGCCAATGCCGTTGGCAATCGCTTGCCCTGCCATGCCACCAGCCGCTCCCATGCCGACGTTTTCCAGGCGGCTCTCATTGGATGCCGTAGGCGTGAGAGCGCCCATCGCGCCACCCAATAGGCCGGCGCCGACCATCGAGTTAGCGCCCGGCACAAACATGGCCGGCAAAGACGTGGCAATGCCTCCAACCACATTACCGACCTTGCCCGCCGTGGTATTCATTAGGGGCGCGTCCAAAGCCTTGCTTTCGTCAATGGACTTCTGATCCACCAGGCCCAGCATCTGCCCCGCGCCACGGGCAGTGTCCACCATGAACTTCCCGGCACCTGCCAAGACTTTTTGTCCGGTCGACATATCCTCTGTCGGGTCATACGTCTTTGGTGCCCCGGTCCTCAGCTTCTGGATTTCCCCGGCCAGCATACGAGCGGCGCCTGTATCGCCTGCATTGTGGGCATTGATGAGCGCCCGCTCCAGTTGTGCCAGGTCAGCCATTACAGGCCTCCATACTGCTTGAGCAAGTCATCTACCGATGGCGCATTAGGCTTGGCAGGGCCGCCGGCGCGTTGCTTGGCGCGCTCCACGCCCTTGCGGATCACGTCCTGGAACTCCCGGGCCGCTTTGGTGAACTCCTGTTCCGACCCGGCCGCATTCATGCGCGAGATGGCGTCGGTGGCCTTCTTTCCTTCCACCTCCGTGATCTGGCCGCCGCCACGCAGCGAATTGAAGGCTTGCAGGAACTGCTGTCCTTTCAACTGATCCAGGCGGATGTCAAAGTCCTTGGCTGCGGTGCCCGGGATCATCTGTACGCCCATCAGGCGGCTTGCGCCCACGGCCTGCTTAAAGCCGGGTGATTTGAGCAGATCATCCACCAGTTTGATGGTTTCTTCGCCCTGCTGTACCACCTTCGGCAGTTCGATCTGCGATTCGGCGGCGTCTTTGCCTGCTGCCGTGCCGCTGGCCTTGGAGGCGGCGATATGCCCTTGCAGCTTGGGATCGGCCTGCGCCCCGACCACAGGCTGACCATTGACCGCTATCGGCTCAATCTTGCCGGTGCGTGCATTGAAGGCCATCACGCCATTGGCGGTCTGCACCGGCTGGTAGTACGGCTGCTGCTGTTGCATGCCTTGACGCAGCTTGACCATCTCGCGCTGGAAGTTCTGCTGCTCCCCGGCCATGGCTTCACGGCTGGCCTGCTGGTCGCGCAGCATATCCATGCGCAACTGATGCGCTTGCTGGAGTTGGGCGGCACGATCCTGCGTTGCGGCGATGCGCTCTTGCGTGCGCCACTCGCGGTTTGCCTTGCGCTCTTCCTGCTTGGCCATTAGTTCGGGCATTTCGGCCATGCCTTTGGCGCCCAGCGCTTGGGTTCCAGGATTGCGCAGCAGCTCCGCATAAGCCGCGGCCATGTTGCCGGGAACGGCTGGCTTGACTGTGGCTGGCATGGCGTTGCCTTCATCGTCATTTGGCGTGGCCGGCTGCAGCACTTGCTCAGGTGTGCCGCGCATCAGATCCATGGCGCGAGCAAGGGTTGCTTCGGTTTCGCCACGCCGCCTCTCGCCCAGCTTTTGCATTTCGTCAGTAACGGCTTTATTCTCTTTTGCGCCGAGATAGGTATTCAGGCCGCGGGCCAGTTGCTGGGTCCACGATGGGGCAACATAGTGGCCTGATACCATTTGGCCTTGCAGAGGCTGCTGCCCTTGTTGGGTCAGCAGATCGGCAAAGGCTTTGCGCCGGCGCAGTTGCTCTGCATCCGCGTCAAAGGCGCCGGGAGCCATAAAATAATCAGTCTGAGTCGCCATTCTTGTGCCTCAAGGGGAGGATTCAATGCGTTACGTTTTGCCGCTGGTTGTGCTGCTGCTGTCTGCTTGTGCCATTGACCGGAGCGGTATGATGGAGAGCCGTCACGGCGCCACCTGTAGGGGTTTGGGTCTCGAAAAAGGCACCCCCGCCTATGCCGATTGCCTGATCAAGCTTTACAGGCGCCCGTAATCCACCATCAAATAGCCGCTAGGGTGAACGTGGATGGCTTCGGGGTTGGTCAACATGACCTCTTGCGCCATCACGCCGATTTCCGGCTTGCCGAACTTGATGTACGAGTAGACGTTGTGATGCTTGTACCTGCCAATGCGCTTGATATTTGACTTGAGACGTGCATCCGACAAGATCGCTGCGCTACCAAGTGATCCGCCAAGCCCCATGAGCCCGTTCATAAAATTACCGCTCGCAGCATTGGATGCATTCACTCCGCCAAGCTGCGCGTTGTAGCCCGCGGTGGTTGCGCCCAGCATGTCCGCCCCTGCAGTCGTCGCCTGTTGCGGCACATTGGAGAAGGTCGGGTTAGTGACCTGTGAACCGGTGCGCAAGGCGTTCAGTTCGTTGAGCGGCTGATTGCGCAGGGCAGAGGCCAACTGCATGGTCTGCGGCATGGTGTTGATCGCGCTCACCTGCGCCTGGCTGTAGGCGTCATTGCGTCCACTGTTGAAGTCGCGCATGGCGTTGGTGTAGGCCTCGGAACCGCGGGCGATGCCCTGGTTGGCCAACTTGGTTTCCAGCGCTGATTCGCGCTGCCCCCATTGCGGATCGAGCCGGTCAGTATAGGACTTGTAGGCCTGATTCTGGACGTCCTGCACCGAGCCGTAATCGAAGGGGCTGGATAGGGTTTGATCCACCCGCCCCAGCGCCTGGTCCTGCAGGCCGGCCAGGCCGGCTGCGGACTTGTTCTGCTGATCGAGCAGTTGCTGCTGACTCGGATCCAATTGGACGTTTGCCGTCCACAGGTCTTGATCGTTCGGGTTCTGGCTGTAGCTCAGCGAGCCATAGGGGGTGTTGTAATTGACCCGGTTGGCCTTCGTCGCGGTACGGGCGGCCTCCAGATTGCCCTGTGCGGTGGCTTGTGCTGCGCCGGCGTAGTCAGGAGCCGGCGGCGCCGATTGCTTGCCCATGTGGTCAGTTCCTCAAAAAGCGGCATTGCTGCCGGGTCATGCTCAGAATGTGGAGGTCGCCATGCTTGCCGGCGTCCTTGATGACGGCTTCGGTCACAAAGCCAAGGTGATGGTCGAAACGCAAAGCGTCGGCATTGGTGGAATCCACCACGCCGATCACTTTGTTCAGCTTCAATTGATCGAAGGGATAGGCGAACACAGCGCGCAAAAACTCCCGCGTCATCCAGCGCCGCGTTCCGTCGCTGGCCACATGCATCTGCAGCGCCCGGCCGGTCCAATTGTCGAACAGGACGCCGGCCACCAATTGACCGCCCTTCGACCAGCCAATGCCCGCCCCGGAACCGGGGTAGTAGCTACCTCCGGTGCGTTCAGCCACCCAGCGGCAGACGTCCTCCCCGGTGACGATCACAGGATCGAGCCCCGCTCGAACACCACATCCGTTGACACCCAGCGCACTTCGATGCCGTTGGCCGAAGCCCTCAACTGGGGGGCGGCGTAATACCCAACACCCGACACACCCTGCCAGCTCTGCAGCACCTGCAGGCCCGACCAGATGCCGCTGTCCCAGGTTGCGCTGTCCCAGGTGGCCGCGGTCACGGGAGAAAACGACAGACTTGCCGTGCTGGCGGTGGTGTCGAAATCCACGTTGATCGCCCCGCTCAGGGCCGGCGAGCCCGTGGTGCGCAGAATCGGGCGGGTCATGGTGAAGCGCTTCACATTGCCCGGTGCACCGAAGTGCTGGAAGGCCTGCAGTGCAGTGCCGGTGATGTTGGCGCCGTTGTCCGCATTGGTGTCCCACGCCTTGCACACCACCCCGTTCCCGCCGAAATACGGCTGGTCCTGAAACAGGCAGAAGGTATTGGCGGCCCAGCCCTGGTACTGCCCCCAATTGCGGGTGATGGTGTTCATCGCGTACTGCTCTTGGGAGCCAATTCCCACCGGTACATTGATCCAGAGCTGGTTCTCACCGGGGAAATAGAACGCCTCCCAGCCGAAGGTGGCGCCGTAACTGGTCACGGCTTGCGAAATCGCGGACTGGATCTTGTCCGTCAGAGCCACCCGCGGATTGACCCGCGAGGATTGCAATGCCGCCGACAGGGGCAACACGCCGTCCTGGCAGATGATGAGCAAATCCCCGCCCAGCTTGGTCAAGCAACGCGATCCCACCGGGGCG